TAGAGAAGTTTTATATCCATTAATGATGGCTCACTTAGGTCAACATATGGCATATTTATATCAACAACAAATGCAAGCTCAAGTACCAGAAGGTGTACCTACATCTACAGGTGAAATTAATAAAGAATTAAGAGATGAAGATACTACAGAAGTTTCTATAGAACAAGAAAATAGAATTGCTGTTGCAGCTGCACAAGCAGCACAAGGTTTAATGGGAAGTATGCCACCAAGTCCAGAACAACAAAAAGAACAAATGGAAATGGCAAAAGATCAAGCAAGTTTACAATTGAAAGCAGAAGAGCTTAACATTAGAAAAGCTAGATTTGCTGAAGGAGTAAAAGATAAGGAAAGAACGCAAGCAAGAAAAGATGCTGAGACTAAAGCTAAAATAGTTGAAACAGCTTCTAGAGTTGCTAAACGTAATGATTAATGGCTGACCCAAAAAAAGGAACAGGTAAAAAACCGAAAGGTTCTGGTAGAAGGTTATATACCGATGAAAATCCTAAAGATACTGTTGGTATTAAATTTGCAACACCTACTGATGCAAGAAAGACTGTCGCTAAAGTAAAAAGGATTAATAAACCATACGCAAGAAAAATACAAATTTTAACTGTTGGAGAGCAACGTGCTAAAGTTATGGGTAAATCAAAAGTTGCTTCAATATTTAAAAAAGGAAAAGAATCAATTAGGAAAAAACATGGGAATAAAAGCAGAGGAAATAAGAAAAGCTAAGAAATTTTTAGAAAATAAAAATCTTTCAATATCAATTATTAAGCCAAGATTATTTGCGCAGGCTTCTAGTGAATTGAATAGAAACTTTAATGATACTTTAAAATTTATAAAAAATAAAATTTATGGAACGACTAATAATAGCAATCAAAAAAAAGATTAAAGAATACGACACAGATTTAGGTAAAAATTTGTTGTCTAAAGGTGTAGATAAGATTGAAGACTTCAAAAGAATACAAGGAATGTCTGTAGGACTTAATAAAGCATTAGAAATAATAGATGAAACTACTCAAAAATATAAGGAAGGAGATATAGATGATTAGTCAAGAAGTATGGGCAACTGATAGTGATGTACCAACACCAGAAAAAGTACCACAGCCAGTTGGTTATAGAATTTTAATTAGACCTAGAGGTGTAGTTGAAAAAACAAAAGGAGGAATTTATTTAACTGATACAAATAAAGAACAACAAAGTTATTTAAATTCTGTAGGACAAGTTATTGCTATGGGACCTGAGTGCTATGGCGATAGAAAAGCACCGTGGTGCAAAGTAGGTGATTGGGTTATATTTGGAAGATATGCCGGAGCCAAAATCTCTGTACAAAAAGTTAAAATGGTGTTAATTAATGATGATGAGGTTATTGCTACATTGGATAACCCTGAAGTAATATCTCATCAATTATAATATACGTTAGTTTTTGCTAACGACAACATAGGAGTAACTATGATAGAAGAAAATAACAATGAGAAAGAGTTAGAAGTTAAGCTAGATGAAAATCCAACTGAACAAGAAATAGAGGTTCCACAAAATCCTATTGATGCTTTAGTTGAAAAAGCTGAAACTGAAGAAAAAGAGAAAGCAAATGATAAGTCATATGAAAACGAAAGAGAAGTTAAGCTAGAAAAGAAAGCTGAAGTTCCTAAGTATTCAGATGATATGCCATATTCTGAAAAAGTTCGTAAAAGAATTGCTAAAGAAGTGGCAAAACGTGCAGAAGCAGAACAAAAAGCTGTTGAATTAGAGCAAAGATTAGCTGAATTAGAGAAAAAAACTTTTGAATTAGCTGGTAAAAGTCTAAAAAACAACTATTCGTCAGTTTCTGCTGATCTAAAAACAGCAATTGAAGAAGGTAATACTGAAAAACAAGTAGAGCTTTATGAAAAAATGGCTGATATTAGAGGACAAATGTCTAAAACTGAAGAATTATCTGCTTCAGTACCTAAAGTAGAAAAAAAACCAGCACAAACTCCACCTTTAGCAGCAGATTGGGTTAAAGAGAACAGAGAGTGGTTTAATAAACCAGGTTTCAGAAAAGAAACTGCTATGGCTTATGGCATAGATGCAGAACTTACTGAAGAAGGTTGGGATGTTAATGATCCAGATTACTATGTTGAAATGGATAAAAGACTTAAAGCATCTGGTATGGCTTATTTTTCTAAAGATGCAGAAGACACTGTTCAAACAGATAAAAATGTAGTACAAAAAAACAACAGAGTGCAATCTCCTGTAGCTGGAGTTTCTCGTAAAAAAGGAACAGACAGTAATAGAGTTAAGCTAACTCAAGATGATATCAGAACTGCGCAAACTTTTGGTATTGATATTAATGATGAAGCGGCACTAAAGCGGTTTGCTAAAGAAGTAAAAACCTTTAGCAACAATACGTGAAGGTAAAGGAGCACGACTATGAGTAATAAAATAAATAACGAAACTAGAGCTGATAAAGCAAAGGTTTCACAATGGCGCCCTAGTAATTTATTGGAGGCTCCTGAAGCTAGACCTGGTTACAAACAGAGATGGATTGCAACTATGGTTTTAGGTCAGGAAACACCGACAAACGTAGCCAAACGATTGAGAGAAGGTTGGCAACCTCGTGACCCTAAAACGGTTAAAGATGCTGATCACTATCCAACGATAGAACATGGTAAGTTTGCTGGTCATATAGGTATCGAAGGAATGCTACTCTGTGAAATGCCAGAAGAAATGGTAAATGAACGTAATATGTATTACGCAAGAATGACTGAAAACTTAATGAGATCGGTCGAACAAGATATCCACAAAGTAGAGCAACCAGGAAATCCTATTCAGAAGTCTTTCAAATCTGAAGTTACTAGAGGTGGTTTTAAAGAGTAACTATAAATAGGAGACTATAACTATGGCAAATGCTAACACACCTAATGGTTTTATACCATTAAGGCACTTAACAGGTGGAGTTATCAGACCTCAGGAATATCCTATTGCTAATAGCTACGGTACAACAATCGCATCTGGAGACTTAGTAACTATGACTACAGATGGTACAGTGATTAGAGGTACTGCTGGCGGAACAGCATTAGGTGTATTCTATGGAGTTGAATACATTGAGAACTCTACTGGTGATGTCAAGTTTTCTAAAGTTTGGAATGCAAGTACAGCTGTAAAAGCAAATACTGCAGTAAAAGCTTTAGTATATGACGATCCAAATATAACGTACCAAGTACAATGTAATGGCACATTCGCAAATGCAAATGTTGGTGAATTGGCTAATGTTACAATTGGTACTGCAAACACTACTTTCGGTTATTCACAAGATGAATTAGATATTAGTACACTAGCTACTACTGCTAAAGTCTTGAGAATATTAAGATTAGTAGATAAACCAAACAACGATGTCGGAGCTGATGCACTTGTAGAAGTTGTAATTAACTTACACTTATACGGTACTCGTCAGGCTGGTGTCTAACCTTAACTAATAGGAGTTAAAAAATGGCTTTAAATAGAGCACTTTTTACCAAACAGCTCAATCTAGGTTTGAACACCGTGTTTGGTATGGAATATGATAGATATCCTGAACAATGGAGAGAAATCTATTCTACAGAGCAATCGCAAAAAGCTTTCGAAGAAGATGTACAAATGATCGGCTTCGGAGCTGCACCAACAAAAGCTGAAGGTGCTGCAATATCTTATGAATCTGGCAGAGAAGGATTTGTATCAAGATACGTACATGAAACTATCGCTTTAGCATTCTCAATTACTGAGGAAGCAGAAGAAGATGGATTATACGGATCTTTAGGTGCAAAGTATGCTAGAGCTTTAGCAAGATCAATGCAACACACTAAAGAAATCAAAGGTGCAAACATCTTAAACAATGCAACTAACACTGCACAATTAGGTGGTGACGGAGTAACTTTATTGAATGCTTCTCACCCTCTAGGTGGCGGCGGTACTGCATCTAACATTTTAGCAACACCTGCTGATTTATCTGAAACGTCTTTAGAGACACTTTTAGTACAAATCTCAGAAGCTCAAGATGATAGAGGTATACCTATCGCTTTAACTGGTCAGAAATTGATCGTTCCACCAAACTTGGTGTTCATTGCTGAAAGAATCCTTAAGTCTAATTTAAGACCGGGTACTGCAGATAATGACATCAATGCAATGAGAAATATGGGTATGATCCCGGGCGGAGTAGTCGTTAACCAAAGACTAACTGACACGGACCAATACTTTATTATGACTGATTGTCCTGATGGAATGAAACACTTTGTTAGAGCACCAATCAAAAAAGCTGTTGAAGGTGATTTTGAAACTGGTAATCTAAGATACAAAGTAAGAGAAAGATACTCTTTCGGTTTCACTGACTGGAGAGCCGTTTACGGATCTCAAGGCGCAGATTAATAATAAACTTAACTAGGCGTAGCAATACGCCTAGTTACCCTACGACAGCTTAGGCTGACTACTAAGGAGGTAGACTATGGGAACAACTACTTTTTCGGGACCGATTAAAGCGGGAACGATTAGAGAAACTTCAGGAACTACATTAGGAGCAAATGTTGCTAATACTGGTTTCGTAGTTATGGCACAATCTGCAAAGGTTGACATAACAGGAGCTTCTCACTTAAATCAAGTTTGCGGGACTATTCCTGCTAATTCACAAATAGTAGATGTTGTACTAAATGTAACAACTGTAAATAATGATTCGAATGCTGCAACAGTTATTGTTGGAACAGCTGATGATGGTAATGCTTTCATTCCATCTACAAGTGTAAAATCATTAGGAACTACTAGAGGTACTTTAGACACTGAAGCAACAAATATTGGTACAACTGATATTCAAGTTTTAGCTGACTTTACAGGTACAGATGGTGATGGAACAACTGGTAATGCAACTGTTACTGTTATGTATATGCAGAACAATAGTATTGCTGATGCTGGAAACACACCATAATAATACTTATTAGGGGGACCCTTTTGGGTCCTCCTTATTAGGAGATAATATGTTTGAATTTTTAAGAGAAAAAGGTGAAGCTTTAAAAAATTTCTTGAATAAAGATGAAGATGAAAAAAAAGAAAAAGATCAAGAAGCAATTGTAGATAAAACAGTTAAAGTTTTTGAAGCTAAAGAAGATTATAAACCTACTAAAGAACAAGAAGAATTAGGTAAAACAGAAGATACCGATGAAATGGAAACTATTAAAGATGTTTTAAAAAAAGAGGAAAAAGAAAAAGAAGAAAAAAAAGAAAAA